CAGATTCCGTACGACGACCGGAAAGCGCTGAAGGCGGTTGTCCGCTTCATCGGCGATTACCAGCCCGACCAGCTGGTACACATCGGCGACCTGATGGACTTCCCGCAGCCTTCGCGGTGGAACAAAGGCACCGCCGGCGAGTTCGAAGGCTCAGTGTTCGAGGACTGTGAGCAGGCAAAGCGCCGGTTCCTGGAACCGATTCGCGAGGTCTACGACGGTCCGTTCGGTGTGCACGAAGGCAACCACGACGAGCGTGCACGGACGTACCTGTCCAAGTACGCTCCGGCCCTGGCCGAGTCTGGCGCCTTCAACATCGAAACCTTGCTCAGCTTCGAGGATTTCGGTATCGAGCTGCTTCCGGAGTTCCACGACGTGGCACCGGGATGGATCACCACCCACGGCCACCGCGGCGGCATCAAGCTGTCGCAGATCGCGGGCAATACCGCGCTGAACGCGGCCAAGAAGTTCTTGAAGTCGGTGGTCATGGGTCATACGCATCGGATGGGTATCGGCTCGTACACCTACGGCGTAGGCGGCGAGAAGAAGAACGAGAAGGTCGTCACGGGTATGGAGGTCGGAAACCTGATGGATATGCGGCAAGCCCAGTACCTGAAGGGCGGAACCGGCAACTGGCAGCAGGGATTTGGCGTTTTGACCGTGGACGGGCAGCACGTGAAGCCGGAGGCGGTACCTATCAGTCGCGGCCGTTTCACGGTCGACGGACACACTTGGGAGGTCTGACACTTGACATTGAACGAGATTTCCCCGGAGCTGACTCGCGCCGTGAAGCGGGTTGCCCGGTCGGTTGCGTTCAACTGGCCGGACACGGTTCTCGCGGACGACCTGGAGCAAGACCTGTGGGTTGAGATCCTGACCTCTCCAGCCACGCTGGCAGCGGTCCAGGGTGCGGAGCCCCCACTCCAGTACCGGCTGCTCACGAGACTGGCGAACCGAAAGGCCGGGAGCCAGCGGGACGACTACGAGTTCTTCTCCGGGAACTTCAAGTACGCCGTGGATGACGTGAAGAAGCTCCTTTCCAAGGGAGCGCTCACCGAGGCGCTGTCTGGCTTCGATTCGGCACTCATCGACCTGGATATCGCGACGGACGCGCTTCCGCCGCAGTACCTAGACGCGGTCGAGCGTCGGTACATCAACCAGGAGGTTCCGAAGGCTGGGGCGGATAAAGAGCGGCTTAGTGCCGCCTTGGCCTCACTCACCACGCAAATGAACCGCAGCAACAAGCAGCGGTGCGCCGAGCACCTGGACGGACCCGGCACCCGCAAGGCGATGTCCAACAGCGCATCTCGCGCAGTAACGGAGGCGTGATGCACGGCCTTTTCGACGGCACCTTCAACGGCATGGGCGGTTCTGAAATGTACCGCTCGTGGCTGGTGCCCGAGCTTTACCCGCACCAGAAACAGCCCCGGCTGGAGAACTGGTCCGCAGATGACCTCGAAGCGTACTGCGGCATTTACCGAAAGGAATCGAATGGCTGAAACCTTCGAGGCCACACTGCGGCTGAAACCGCAAGGCTACCGGTATTACCCAAAGGCGTTCACGTTCGAGGACGTGAATACAGGTAAGGAGTACAACGTCTTCCCTACCGAGCTGGCGAAGCTGATCGAGGGCGTAGAGATCGAAGGCACCTGGGCCGAGACCGCTCGCGGTGGATACCCGGCTATCAAGTTGGTCAAGGGGGTTGAGTGACAGACGTCAACTGGGGTCCAACCGGGGAACTGGTCTACAACCGGACCTATTCCAGGACAAAACCGGATGGCTCGAAAGAAGCCTGGCCCGAAACGGTCCGGCGAGTTGTCGACGGCAACCTTGCCCTCGTCGACGAACGGCACCGACTTGACAATGAACGAGACGATCTGATCAGGCTCATGGAGGAGTTCAAGATCCTCCCCGCCGGTCGGCACCTGTGGGCTTCCGGAGTTCCGGGGCGGCAGTACCTGTTCAACTGTCACGTATCGCACTGGGGCGAAAAGCCTTCGGATCATTTCCAGTTCACCTTCATGAGATTGATGGAGGGAGGCGGCGTCGGCGCGTCCTACTCGAACCAGTACCTGGAGCAGTACGACTACGTTCAGCACGCCCTACGCGTCGAGATCGTGTGTGATCCGGAGCATCCGGACTACGAGGATCTGAAGTCGCAAGGGTTGCTCTCGGACCGGTACGACGCCGAGTGGGCTGGCGCGTTCGCGATCGAGGATTCCCGCGAAGGCTGGGCCGAAGCGCTGGTCGACCTGATCGACACCCACTACCGGGCTAAAACCGTCCACTTCAACCGGGTGTACGACGTATCTCGCGTCCGCGGTTCAGGCGCCAGGCTCAAAACCTTCGGCGGTCGGGCGTCTGGCCCGGTCCCGCTGGCGAAGATGCTGATCCAAGTCTCGGACGTTCTGAGTCAGCGCGAAGGGATGTATCTCGACGGTGTCTCAGCCATGGAGATCGACCACGCGATCGCGGAGTGTGTTGTCTCGGGAGGTAATCGCCGCTCGGCACGCATGGCGATGATGCACTGGTCAGACCCACAGATCATGGATTTCATCCGGATCAAACAGGAGTCGCTGTCGCACTGGACCACGAACATCTCGGTCGAAGTCGACGACAAGTTCTGGGACGCACTGCGAGCCGGCTGGGAGCCTGCCAAGCAGGTGCTCGAAGCTATCTCAGACGGGATGCTCAACAACGGGGAGCCGGGTTTCTGGGACAGCTCGCTGAGCAACCAAGGTGAGCCTAACCCGGTGGTCTGCACGAATCCGTGCGGAGAGATCGCGCTACAGCCGTGGGAGAACTGCAACTTAGGGCACGTTAACCTCGCGGCGTTCGTGGACGGGCAAGGTAGGACTAACTATCCACAGCTGTACAAGGCGCACCGGCTGATGACCCGGTTCCTGATCCGGGCCACGTACGGCGATGTGAACGATCCGAAACAGGCTGAGATCCTGGCCAAGAATCGTCGCATTGGCGTGGGGCACTTGGGGGTCGCCAGTTATCTGGCGCTCACCGGGAAGAAGTACTCGGAAGCACCTACGGACGTTGAGTTCCGGGACTTGCTCCGGAGTCTGGCAGTCCAGGTTAGGGCCGACGCGATCGACTTCGCTCACGAGCTTCGGATTCCGGTACCGGTGAAAACAAGGACAGTGGCTCCGACCGGCACTATCGCGAAAATGCCAGGTGTTTCCGAAGGGATTCACCCGATCTTCTCGAAGTATTTCATCCGGCGAATCCGACTTTCGATAGTCGACCCGGACCAGGCGAAGATACTGGAGGAATACGAGGCGCAGGGTTACCACGTCGAGGTCTGCCAGTACGACAAGTCGGGTAACACCTGGGTCGTGTCGATCGCCACAAAAGACACGTTGGTACAAGCAGTCTCGGACATCTACGGCCCCGAAAAGGCCGAAGAAATCGTAGAGGCAGCAGATGATCTGACTCTTGAGCAGATGCTGTCATTCCAGGCGCTGTATCAAACCTGCTATGCCGACAACGCGGTTTCTTATACCGCGAATGTCGACCCTGAGACGTACACGAGCTACGACGTGTCGTCAGCAATCCGGAAGTTTGGTGGTCTGCTGAAGGGGGCGACAATTTTCCCCGAAGCGTCGATGCCCCAGGCTCCGTACCAACGGATCACCAAGGAACAGTTCGATGAAGCACTCTTCAAAGCGATCTCTGATGGCGTTGACGAAAACTGCGTCAACGGGTGCCCGATCAAGTAAAGGTCGAACGATGTGGGCGGTAATCGCCGCCATGGTCGTCTATCACGAGTTCGCTTGTGACGAAGGTGAACTCCTTTCCGAGGCGGTAGATCGAGGGCTGCAAAAGAGCCCGGTTCTTATCTACAGCTTCGTCGCGGTGACGGTGGCCCACCTACTCAATTGGCTGCCAGAGAAATACGACCCGTACTCCGGGTTCGGAATACATTTGCTGAGCAAACTGAAAGGCGCTTCTGTATGAACGACCCCTTCGCCCCGACTGCTGACGAGGCCCAGACCGAGACCCCGGCCGAGGCTCCTGCCGACTCGCCGTTCGACACTCCTCCGGCTGAGGCTCCCAAGAAGACCGCTGCCAAGAAGGCAGCCCCGAAGGCTGCGGCCAAGACCACGGTGTCTACCGATTCCGAGGGCAAGGTCACGGTCACTCTGAAGGGCGGCGCTGGCTTCGACGCCCCCTGGATCGTGATCCACGCTGAGTCGATCGAGGACGCGTACGCGCAGATGACCGAATCCGGGACCCTCCTCGGTGAGCTGATGAAGCGCGTCTCCAACGCGGGTCAGTACTTCGCTGGTTTGGCTCCGGCCAAGGCCGGTCCGGCTGGTGGGGGTAACCGCGGAGCAGGCAACGCCAACGGCGGCAACCAGCGCCAGGGGCAGCCACAGGGCTCGCAGGAAGCCCCGAACGGTGAGAAGCGCTACTGCGCCCACGGCGAGATGCGGTTCAAGTCGGACGTGTCCAAGGCGGGCAA